CCCACAGACATAGTGGTGGATGTTTTAGGGGTGGTCAGTGAACTATTACCCACAGACATAGTGGTGGATGTTTTATAGTTTCCTGGTGCTGATTTGTTGGAATAGTTATTACTCAGCGTGTCAAAGATATTAGTTCGGTCAGTATTTGATACTGCCGCATTTTGAATAACTAATTCAGTGATGCGGTTATATCCACGAAGACTGTTATTCGTTGAAAATTTGCCCATACTTACTGATGTAGTATTGGTTGCGGTTATATTTCCGGCGGCATGACTGGTGGGTAATACGGAGCTATTTTCATACATCCGTAGGTCAGTGATAACCTCTTGCATATCTAGTAGGAAGTTGACGGTGTCAAAGGGAACTGCGTTGCTACCCCAATATGTGGCAATATTATTAGGATTAGAGTAAGCTCTCCCATTCAAATTTCGCCCAACCCCGTAAAGGATTTTGTTAAATATAGATGCAGGATTATCACCAATTGCCATTACCATCTGATTAGTATGGTTGGAATCAACACGTTCATATGACCCAAACCAAGTTGGTCTTGCTATATCATGAGGGTGGGCGCTCGGTGATATGAAATCTGTGCCTTTAAGCCATTTATCACCAGTTGAGAAATCCACAATTGGGTTACCGATATTTGATCCGGTTGGTAATAATTGAGGCTGGGATGCAGTATTGGGGTTGGTGAGGTTATCATTACCCATCTGGTCATACCAAATCGTCACAAACGGGTCACCTACAGTAACGAATGTAGCTAGATTCCCATTAGCGGCAAACCCCACATCTTGCTCAACAGCATTTGCGCTATCCCGTATACGAACCAATGGTCCTGCATACGTAGAGATGCGTTTTTTCAATGCATATACTGAAACTGGCGCTAATCCGCCATATGTATCCCAGAGATTATTGATCGCCATTATACTGCCTCAATACCGACTTCGATTCCTGCCGAAACTTCTGCAGCAGTAAATGCCGCCCCAGTTGCTGGGTTAATCGATACCTCTTCCACATAATTTCCAATAAGAGCGGTGGGGGTGATAGTTCCCCCCGCAGTTGGGTAATCGATTCCACCTGATCGGACAAAATATCTATACCCAGTAACTGCACCACCATTATGAACTACTAGTGATGAAAATGTAATATTTTTTACGGAACTACTGCTTATTGTCTTACCAGCTAGTGGAGAAATGATCCAACTTTCTTTATCACCTATATTGAGTAATGATACTGATGTGGATAGGTCAACCCCATTTCCGGTGATATCGGTATATGCGCCAACTCCTGTGGTATGAAAACCCGCGCCCGTGGCTTCTAGGGTAGATAGTCCGATACCCACTGTTGGTGTATCACTTATTCCAACTTCGTGCCAAATAGTTGATGGTGCACCTTCACCATACATACCGTACATACCAATGCTGGGTAATCCCCATGTAGGGGTCCCTACGGTAATATTACGGTTGGTAATCAATGATCCATTCACATATGCTTCCAATACCATGGTAGTACCTGTCAAATTTGCGTGAAGATCAATAGCCATTTCCGTACCTGCTGGTATATCGCCATAAGTAAACATGTCCGCCCAGGTACCCGCATCATTAGATATTCCACCAAATATTAATTTGTGTCGGTCTGGATTATTTATTCTAGCTGAATATGCAACGAGTAATTCTGTGTTGTTGGTGTCTTTGATGCCAAAGAATTTACCCCCAACGTCAGAATTGACCGCCGAGTTAACCACTGGTATCATAACTTTTCCGTGCAACCACATGTCGGCCATTGGGGTTACGGACAATTGAGAATATTCATTTACGGCAAAATTTCTACCACCGCGATGGTCCACGTCTGCATATGTAGTATCAAGCACAACCTGATTGGCTACAATTTCACCTTCTTGTCCAAATTTTAAAAATGCCATTATAATTATTCCTTATCGTGTTCCGACTAATGTGAATGATAACCCTGCTAGAGTTGCATCAACTCCAGCAGGTGCGATTATTTGCAGTTTGTCCCCAGCAACAAAACTTTCAGTGGTGGCTCCAGCAGTCGTGAATGTTACTGCCCCAGTAGTGCTCACTGATAGGGTGCCTATTGACGTCCCATTCCGTTGAATATCACACGCATATACCGCAGTGGGGTTGGCTTCTACTGATCCAGATGCACCAGAAAAATTATTTGGGAATACTACCCCACGGGTAAAGGTGTATAATACTATTGTTGCACCAGCGGGGGCTTGATCTGGTCTGTAAATAAACATGTCATATGGTTGTGGTAGATTATCTACATAATTTTTTGATGCCGCATCATTTGCATTGATCGGGGTCAGGGGGATGCGAAAATTGGCAAGAGTTGAACCATCTGATGTAGATTCAAAATGGTTTGTGTTCCATACCATAACTCCGCCACCTACACCGTGTTGTAGTCCTGATGCCACCCCAGATAGGTCATAATTATATGTGGTCATAAATCAATCCTTATGGTAGATCATATTCAACGATGACTGCACATGCACCAGTCACTGGTGCGCCGCCAACGGTTAATATCATTTGAGTATTTATTGTTGGGATAACTGACACGGGAAGGTTATAAACGAATGTTCCAACGGTTTGTGACCCAATAAGTGCCTGTGGCATCAATACGGTACCTGCTCCATCCTCGATTTGTAAAGTCGCCCCTACGCTATATGCTGATGTAATAGTCACAACTACTCTGGAAATAACTCCAGTAGGATCAATCGGGGCACCAATGGTTTGAGATGCCGCAACACCTGCAGTGGCTTTGACATACCGTTTGGTATTACTTACCAACTGTGCGGTTGATGTGACCGTCAGTTGTCCGCCGCCCGCATCTGTGGCAGTGACTGTTGGGCCAACAAAATTGATTGCAGTGAAACCGCCAACCCCTACTGCTACCCCTTCATCAAGTGCGTTGATTGCAGTATTGACTGTGATATCTACCACCCCGCCACCAGCATCAGTCAGTGATACGCTGGGGGAAATAAAGTTTAGGGTGGCAAATGGGGAACCTACCACTGGTGCTCCAAGCGACTCCACCCCAATGGTGCCTGCTCCCATGGCACCGGCTGATGCATTAGTTATCCTACCATATTCATCAATGGTGATGGTGGGTAGTGAGTAATTACCTGGTACTAGCCCACTGATTACAGGTAATGATGTCTTTTCCCAATATCTGGTTTTGGGGGTGGAACTCTGTAATGCCATCGCATAATATCCTCATTGTGTGTTGGTATTTAGTGCAAATGATCTGAGGCGAGTTACGGTGACCACTGCCACCGTAACTCTGATATTATAGGTATTCATGCCCGAATACGATGATCTCCATATTAAAATCGTCCGCACCAGCCAATGCGGTGATGTCAGCTTTGAGGGTAGCCCCCGCTGTCATTACCTGATAGCTGGCACCAGCCGCTCCAGCAATGGCTGAGAATGGGTTAGTGCCTGATCCAAGCATCAATACTTGGTTTGCTGTATTAAACAGATATGCTGGGTTGTAAATTCCGATATTATTGGTATTATCAACTAGCTCATCAAACGTTGCCCCAAACCCGATATTCATCCGCAGTAAGGCCCCATTAACAAAATTCGTGACATTAATAAGTCTGACTGCAATTTTTGTCACGATAGTATTCCGACCAACGGGTACGGTATACAGGGGATGCTGGCCAATAGTGCCTGTCACCGACCCTGCGAGTATCGTTGCTCTACCAAGCATTTTTTCGCCTGCAAATACTCCATCAACTACTACGGTATTATTAGTGGTGACAGTGCCACCGAGAGTTATGGCAGACGTTGTCCCATCAAACTTAGCAAGGGCCTCACCGCCTGCCACGATGTCAACTACATTTGCACCACCGCGATTGATACCAGTATCAGTATCACCCGAGAAACTGAATGCCGGATCAGTGACCGCGAATCCAACCCCTTTAAGCATTGGTCTACCTATTACAGCGGTGGGTCCTACAGTTAGATCAACTCCGTCTGCGGATACAAATTGTGTGCCTGCAATGGAGATACCCAGTCCTGTGGCACCATATAGATAGAACCCCGTAGCTGTGTTCGGGGCCACGAATCCTATTCCTGGTGCAGCGGCAGTGCCATTACTAATGAACAGTTGACCGGTCAATGAACCACCACTTGCAGTGATGGCTGAAACCCCCAATGCATTAATCTGTGATTGAATATTGGATGTTGACCCTTGGAGATAATTTAACTCAGTGGTAGAAATAGATGCCCCAGAAATTTCGGCAATACCAATCGTCACATTTGAATCGCGTTTGGCATTTAATTGTGCCTGAATATTAGACGTTACTCCATTCAATCGTCCCATTTCAGATGCAGTCACTGGTGCCCCATATCCGCCAGTACCTGCAAAGATACCTGTTAGTGTGTTGAGATCACCCACAGAGGCAGACAAGCCGGACAGATTTGGGATGCTATTGAGGGCGGATTCCACATTTTGTGTAAGCCCAGATAAATGGCTAATTTGGGTAACAGTCACACCAGATGCTGCAAGTCCAGTAATGGTATTAATATCTGTGGAGGTGGCTGTCATCCCCACAAGAGTATTAAGGTCACTACTGGTGCCAGTGTAGCCAGACAGTTTATTCAATTCTGCAGCGGTTGCAGTGGTGGCACCCAGTTTAGTTAGGTCAGCAGCGGTAAATGATCCAGAAGAACCTGCAAAAGTATTCAGATCAGCAGCAGTGGCCGTGATGCCATCAAGTGGATTAAGATCAGCTAGACTTACTGTTGCCGGAATATTGAAGAATGCGTCAATAGTGGCTGCGGTAGCATTTAGCCCCGTTAGTCCAGATGGGACAGTTGCTGCAACAGCGTTGATTTGGGACTGGACGTTACTAGTAACCCCAGACATCCAGTTTAGTTCTGTGGCTGTAGCATTCGTATCTGCAAGTTTTTGCAAATCGGGCGTAGTCAATCCGTATGCAGCAGTGCCCGTGAGAAGATTGATATCCCCCTCAAGTGCAGTGATATTACCGATTTTGTCCTGCTTACCAGTGGCACCATTGGTCCCATCAAGGATGTCAGTCACGGTTTTGGCAAAATCATTCGCGTAAAAAACATCATCTGAGGTGATTGATGGCACAACAATTGAATTGATCTTGAACCCACTACCATTGCCGGATACCCGATTGGCAGAATTTACCAATGCAGTTGCGGGGGTTGCACCCTGACTGCCCTGAATTGGGCGATTAAACGAATCTGCTGCAACCGCAATAGCCCCCTGTGTGGATGATGCAATTCGGGCACGGATAGTAGGTGCGTTGGATTGAACCTCTAAAGTAAGGTTGGTGGTATGTCCGGTGAATGTCACGCTTAGGATTTCAGTAAAGTCTGAATTTCCGGGAACCGGTGCATAACTACCTTCGATAACAACAGAGCCGGAAAAACCGATTCCGGACTGTGGGTTGAACTGCACCGTTCGCCCACTATCCGATCCTGCAAAGGTTTGGGCAGTATATGGTTGGACGGCGCTGTTTTGTGCGATTAATACTTTGTTCGCCATGGTATATCTCCATAAAGAGGTTGATTGCTTCATGGGTATTTATCACTTACCATATATAGGTGTGATAGAGAGATATAAAATGTGTAAGAACCATACGTCAACGAATAGAACCCGTAAGTGGCGTCGTAATAATAGGGTGGCCCACCGAGATTATATCAGATCATATCGACGTCCATCATTAGTTAATATGTTAACTGACGAGTCGGAGATATGGTTTGAACGGGATGCCCGCAAACGGAAACTATTAAAGCGGGCAACCCCAATGTGGGTGGATACAAATAGAGTCCGTAATTTATATCAAAAAACTATTAGCCTGAATAAAAAATATCAAGGTCTAGGATTCGTAGTCCATCATATAGTTCCTATATCCCACCCATTGGTGTGCGGACTACATACGATTGAGAATATGGAGATTGTCAGTAGTAGCCGCAAAAAACAGCTAGGTAGGAAATTCCATACTTAGTTCCAGTCAGATTGAATCACCGCATGTCCGGTGTCCGATGGGGTCACCACCACTGCACGGATTGCAGAGAAATATGAACCAACGGTCGGATTGACTGTGACTATTGGATTACCGCTGGTGATAACAGGCCCCAGGTTGACCCAGGTGGCCCCATCCGGTAGTTTATCATGGGTGAATACATTCCCACCACCGTTTCCCTTTATGACGAAGCTCTGGGTCTCTTGTAGCTGAATTGCACCGCCGCCACGGACCTGTAGGTGAATTGCTGGGGCCACAGGAGCAGCAGAACCCGATGTGTTATAGTTTCGACCAGTCACGGGTCCATAATATTCCACCACAGTATCATTGATGGCTTTTCCAGTAAGATTGGTCATATCGTATTCCTCTATATCCTATACAGTATTTATGGATATTCGATTAACCTCTTGAATACGGTTACCGGAGTGTTATATGGTAGTTAGATGATTTGTATTATATATAGGAATATACCATGTTTGGTGTTAATGATATCCGCAGCACGTTTATCGATTCTTTTGTGAAACCGGCCATGCGGAGGTGAAAAAGCTCGCCGCTTGTGCCACGTAATGACCCGTCTTTGATGTTCACCAATGCGGGCATGGTGCAATTCAAAAATGTGTTTACGGGTGCGGAAACTCGTGATTATGCTCGTGCAGTAACCAGTCAAAAATGCGTGAGGGCAGGGGGTAAGCATAATGACCTTGATAATGTTGGATATACCGCCCGTCACCTAACCTTCTTCGAAATGCTGGGCAATTTCAGCTTCGGTGATTATTTCAAGGAAGAGGCTATCCCCTTCGCGTGGGATATGCTGACTAAAGAATTGGGAATAGACAAAAGCAAGCTGCTTGTCACAGTTTACCATACCGACGATGAAGCCGCCGGTATTTGGAAAAAATACGCGGGGCTGTCTGACGACCGGATTATCCACATCTCCACTGATGATAATTTCTGGTCGATGGGTGACACAGGCCCCATGCGGGTCCACTCCTCTATATGATGCCGTAGGTAAGATGATTCATGAAGTATCTGGCAGTATCGAGGCCACGGAGCATAATCCCAACATCTTGGTTAGTATCTTCACCGATGGCGGCAATACTGATCAGCATGGATATGCGACTGATGACGTGAAACAGATGATCGAACAGCGACAGGGATGGACATTTACTTATTTTGGTGCAAACCAGTATGCTTGGGCCGTGGGAAACAGTTTTGGTATAGCTCGTGGGAATACGGTTAGCTATTCCACTGATAATATGATGAATACCATGGTAGCTGCAAGTGCGGCTAGAGCCACTAGCATAACCAACGCTAAGGCAGCATTTAAAAGTGGTGAACAATATGCCACGACATCATTCTTTGCTGATGCAGGACAATCTGTATCCGATTATAAGTGAAAGTAGAGGGACTATATGGGTATATAGTCCCTCTAATAATCATTGTTGATCGTCTGAGATTGCCTCACAACATGTAGGTGCATCATCTTTATCGTTGCTGACATGATAGTCCAACACCGCCCGTGCTACCCCCATGCGCCCGATTCCTGTCAGCCATGATAGAACCATTATGGTTCCCATGCCAACAGCGAGATCAGCCCACCCCTGATAGAGATATGCTGCGATCATTACCGTATAAATGAATACACCCATAATGGTGTATAATACTCGCACTGGTCCAAATGGCCAATCAAAGCATGGGGCATTTGGCCGAATCGCATTATATAGTAGGTGTTGGTTGTTGTTGGTATTCCGTTTAGTAGCATTGGTGATATGCTGTTTGGTGAAATAGTAACCCACGATCCCGATGACCATTAACGTGCCCATAATTACGATAAACCAACCATTGATTCGATGAGTTAGAGCCGTTGGATGAACCATTGTTGCATACAGGAGACCCATATGCAGTAATACTCCAACCAACGAGTGCCATAATTGTCCAGTATACGCCCCCATCGGATTGTTTTCCACGATATTCAATTCATGCTCAGTCAACTCTTGACCCAGTAGTTTCATAATAATTCTCCGTTGTTATTGATGATGCCCAATATTATTGTGATTGAGCCAGTATTGTCAATAACTATAGTCTCCATAAATCCATTCATACACATTTGTTCCACAATCCCAGATACGGTCATATCCCGCATTGGTCATGTCTGCCCAACTCATATGACTCGGTAGGGTTGATTGATGATGTAATGATATTTTACCTTTTTCCCGAAAATAATAAGACGGGGGAAGGGTTTCTATTATAGTGAATTTTAAATTATCATAAAAGTCCCGATTAGACCACCTGCGATTTTCATAAGTTATCACTCTCCTAGGTGAATAATCATCAACAAATGCTGAAAACAATATAGTTGCGATTCCTGTATAATTTGTGCCATCCGTGGCATAGTTGGTTAATTCAAACTTCCCGTCGCAGATGTTGTAGGTTAATGACCTAAATCCCATTACTGCAATCAATCTAGCGCCGTCGTATGCTCCATAATGATCATTACCTGTGACATCACATAGAGAATGTTCTGATAGAAATTCTTTTGCAATATGATCAGATATACTCCGAATATCAATATTTGTGATATTAATAGGAGGCCCGATGCGGTATAATACATTGGAGCACGTAGCAGTGTGGTTATGCATCCACTCATTTTCGAATATGGTAATAAGATCATATCCAGAATCATTAGTAGTTATGAGCTTATCAAGGTGTTTGGTTTTTGCCGATGGTCCTACCAGTTTTTCACCATGCCAGTATACCCCACAATACTCTATGGCGAATTTGATCTCGGGTATTACGATATCCAATTCTTTTGGTGAAATGATTTTACGGTCCGATCTTATCGCAGTGGGGTATATATTATGAACATATTCAAAAATGTCAGTCTCTGATTGTGATTTCATAGCTTTGACAAAACCGCAGGTAGGGCACCCCCTCCCCTGTTGGTGTGAATTCGGGCGCTGTGTAAACTCACCATGTGTTGGACATATAATGATTGATTTGCTGTGACTGTTCACATATTTAAATTTTGAATAGTCATACTTATTCTGATGGATGGCTGCAGCAACATTAATGAAACTATTGGTAGTATAAGGGATATTTCCTGCACAGGTGGGGCACCCCTGCTTTCGGTGGATATGGGCGTATGGAGTTTGTTGGAATACCCCATGTATGGGACAAATAATATCTACCGCTGATCGGTTATTAGTATACTTTACATCAGAGTATCCATAATAATTGTTGTGTGTGATATTCCCCATTGTGATGAACTCTGCTGCTGTATGTTTGATATTTCCAGCACAATGTGGGCATCCATGTTTGCTAATCAGGTGCTCTGAGGGCCGCTGAGAAAACTTACCGTGGGTGGGGCAAAGTATTGTCACCTTGGTTAATGCATTGACGTAGTTGACCTGCGAATAATCGTATTTGTTGTCAAATTTTTTGTGCGATTTAATAATAAAATCATCCAATGATTGGGTTTTTAGCAATCTGGAACATTCTGGACATCCTTGCTTCAGTATGGTGTGGTTACCAAGGGATTTGCGAAATTCCCCATGATCGGGGCAGATTACAATAAATGGGGTGGAGTGGTTGATATAGCATAGTTTGCTATAATCGTATCTATTGCCGTGAACCGTTTTGCATCGCGCCACTACATCATATTTTGATAATTTTGTCATAATAATTCTCAGGGGCTAGTGATGTTATCCGGTATTATTGTGATTGAGTCAGTATTGTCAAGGATGTTCTAAATATGTCAGAGGGAGAAACAATATGTCCGGTGCAGAAATGTTTGAGCCAGTAGAATTGGCAGAGCTTGATCAAGACGGTAAACAACGATTAGAGCGATTATTCTATCATTGTAACACCCTATTGGGTGGATCGAGTATTCCCGTTCATTTGGAAAAAGTAGATTACATGTTCGCATTCGAAAGTGCATTGCACATGTATAGGACTCGATCCAGCAGAAGTGTCAACCAGACCTTTGGATTCCTCAAACTAGAACCAAATAAATCCCAGTATACCCTCCACGATAGGATCGATGTGGTCAAGAAAATTGAACGTGGTGGTGGGGTTCTGGGTGGTGGGGCATTTGAATCTTTTGGTGCAGCCACTGCAAATACGATTCTCAGAGGTGCCACGGGAGGGGCTGGTGCTATTGATTTGGTGACGTATGACTTCTTGGCCCAATACCAAGAGACTCTGTCACGGGTATTCGCTACTACAATGAATTTTCATTATCGGAATGAAAACAATACGCTGGTGATTTATCAACCCCCCACCGCCGAAGAAACGGTGCTATTGGAAATCTCGGTGTTAAAATCGGTTACAGAGTTATTAAATGACCACTGGTCTTATGAGTGGTTACAGAAGTATACATTGGCGGTATCCAAAACCATCTTAGGTGAAATATATAGTCTGATTACATCCCCAATGCCAGGTCCACAGGGCGGGACCACCCTTAAAGGCGACCAGTTGAAACAGGCTGGGGAACAAGAGAAAGAAAAATTAGAAGATGATCTATTGATCTTTGGGGATAGTAGTGATATCCCGTTGCCTATTAGAGGATAATATCAGAAATATAGGAGCATGTGTGACTAAAAGGTTAACTACTGAACAATTTATTACACGTGCGATAGGGATACATGGAGCGGCCTTCGGGTATGATAAAGCAATCTATCAAAATTGGAATACGCACCTGATCATAATATGTCCGGTTCATGGGGAGTTTAGACAATCACCTAAATCCCATCTGTCAGGTAATGGATGTAATAAATGTAGAACCCCCATCCATGATGAAACCAGTTTCATCACTGTTGCACAATCGATTCACGGCAAAAAATATGATTATTCTGACGTTGTATATACCAGAACTCATGAGTTAGTAACGATATCATGCCCTGATCATGGAAAATTTCAACAAACCCCTCATAATCATATCAGAAGTAGCGGATGCCCAAAATGTGGTTATGAGGCTCTTGGAAATCTAAAACGATCCACACTCGACAATTTTGTGCAGTCGGCAATAATGACCCATGGTGACGTATATGGTTACGACGATGTGATTTATGTGGGTAGCGGTAAACCTGTGGTTATATCATGCCCATATCATGGAAAATTTCAACAATCACCGGCAAGTCATCTTTCGGGAACCGGATGCCCAAGGTGTTCACGCGAGATGATGGGGAACAATTGCACAAAAAGTGGATCATTATTCATTCAACAATCCCGACAAATTCACGGCCACCGATATGATTACTCGATGACTGACTATCACAGAGGAAATATACCGGTTACGATTGGATGCCATATTCATGGAGAATTTTCACAAAAGCCGTCAATTCATTTAACTGGTTCTGGGTGCCCTTTATGTGGTAATGCACGGGCTAGGGACACAATGCGGAAATCTAATACGATTTTTGTAAACGAAGCAAAATTGGTTCATAATAATCGATATCACTATAAGGGGGATTATATTAATAATACTTCTATCATTAGTATAATATGTCCAGATCACGGAGAATTCAAACAAATTGCCCGCAATCACCTGTCGGGGAAGGGGTGCCCAAAATGCACCCATAATATATCGAAACCATCACAAGCATGGTTAGACTCGTTAGGAATCCCTGATGACTCCGAACATAGAGAAGTGACTAAATTAGTCGGTCGATATTCCGTGGATGGGTATGATCCTGAAACAAATACGGTGTATGAATTTCAGGGAGATTATTGGCATGGTAATCCAAAAATATATGAATCAAACCAAATGAATAAATCAGTAGGCAAAACTCATGGGGAATTATATCAAAAGACGATTGAAAAGAAATCAAAGTTCATTGAGTCCGGATTCAAATATATTGAAATTTGGGAATCTGAATGGAATGCATTGACATGTGATAAATCTTAGTGTATGTGTGCATTCAAACTGGAGGACTGTATGAAAAAATCACATAAAGCGGCTATTACAGAACTATTTGGCCAATTTGATCAACTGGACCAAAAACAACGAGTCGAGATATTCAATCTCGTAAGTAAAAAAATACAACAATTGGTGGATATTGATTTTCCTACCGTTGGTATTCAACTTATCGAGGCCGATAAGATTCGCTCAAATGATTATAACCCCAACAAAGTCGCAAAACCCGAAATGACGCTGCTCCACCATTCTATATCAAAGGATGGTTTAACAATGCCCGTGGTTGTGGCATCAGGGGATGATCGAGGGGAATATGAGGTTGTTGACGGATTTCACCGGACATCAACCCTCAAGGGTGATACTGATCTCATGGAGCGATCTCATGGATATATTCCTGTATCCATATTAGATAAAGGGCTTGATGATCGAATTAGTTCGACAGTGAGACATAATATGGCACGGGGGTCACACCAAATTGAATTAACCAGTGCATTAGTAATCTCGTTGACCAAAAACAATTGGACAGATGAAAAACTGGCCAAAGAACTTGGTATGGACCCATCTGAAGTATTACGAATGAAACAGGTGTCAGGACTATCTGATATTTTCGGCGATACTAGTGCCTTCTCGGAGGCGTGGGAATAATGTCAAAAAAATCATTCTACGCTAAACGTCCCATTGGCATTGATGTTAATGCGGCTGCTAGACAGCGCATCAATAAGGTATTTGATCATTTTGATAGAACCTGTGTGTCATTTTCTGGTGGCAAAGATAGTGGAATCCTGCTGAATCTCGTCCTTGAAGAGGCACGAAAACGAAATAAATTGCCCATTGATGTGTTGATCGTTGACTTAGAGGCACAATATCAACACACGATTGAATTTATAACCCGCATGATTGATACCGATGATGTTCGGGTCCATTGGGTATGTCTTCCCATATCTCTGAGAAATTCCCCATCATTGTATCAACCCAAGTGGATATGCTGGGACCCCAAAGATCGAGATAAATGGGTTCGGGAATATCCAGTTCATGAGGGAGTGATCAATGACCCTTCCCATTTCCCGTTTTTCGTTCATGGCATGGAGTTTGAAGAATTCGTTCCTAAATTTAATCGCTGGTTGGCCAATGATGAACCCGTGGCGTGTTTCGTTGGCATTCGTGCAGACGAGTCCATTAATCGCCTACGCACTGTGAAACGCGATGATAAGGCGATGTGGAGAGATTATAAATGGACTACCCAGCTTGATGAGGGGGTATATTCGATATTCCCCATCTATGATTGGAAAACCAGAGATATATGGTTGGCCAACAAATCCTTCGGGTGGGATCATAATAAAATCTATGACCTTATGCATCAAGCCGGTGTACCGTATGGGGACATGCGCTTGTGCCAGCCATACGGGGATGACCAAAGAAAAGGATTATGGCTTTACCGGATGCTCGAACCCGAGACATGGAATAAAATCGTGTCTAGGGTAGAGGGGGTGAATTTTGGTAATCGCTACGCCACCGCCAGTGGGAATATCATGGGGAACATCAAAGTGACGTTGCCTGATGGTCACACTTGGAAAAGTTTTACAAAATATCTGTTGCAGTCATTACCACCACCGTTGGAGCAACATTATCGGGAGCGCATATGGTCGCACATGATGTGGTGGAGACATAATAAAGAGAAAACGGGTGTGCGTAAAATATATGATGCAGGTGACCCCAAACTCGAAAGTAATCGTTCAATTCCGAGTTGGAGGCGAGTGGCCAAGATGATCCTAAAAAACGATTATTGGGCTAAATCTTTGGGGTTCGCACCCGCTCAGAGTGTTTTGACCAGGTATCGTGGATATGTGGATGATTTTCGTTTGCAGCGGAAAGAGGAACAAAATGATGTCATGGATGGATAACCATGCGCAAGAAAACGACTGAGGAATATATCGCTTCTGCACGAAAAGTCCATGGTGATCGATATGATTACTCCAACACGGTTTATGGGGGAGCCAAGTATAAAATCACTGTGATATGTAAAGATCATGGCGAATTTATCCAACGGGCAAGTCATCATTTGTCAGGGCGGGGGTGCTCTAAGTGTTTTTTTGAACATCAAAAGTGGACTACCCATAAATTCATTCAAAAATCTAAAGAGATTCATAAAGATCGATACAACTATTCCATCTCTGAATATACGGGCGCTAATGAAAAACTGACAATTATTTGCCCCGATCACGGGGAGTTTTCGCAAACCCCCTCACAGCATATGAGTGGATCACATTGTCCAATTTGTGCCGCACACCACCGAAATATCAGCCGGACTCATAACACTCAGGATTTTATCCGACGAGCCATGAAGATACATGGAGATAGATACGATTATTCTGATAGCGAGTATGTTGGGGCGAAACAACCTATTACTATTAGGTGTAGAATCCATGGTAAGTTTTCACAAACCCCAAGTAATCATACCAATACATTCAATCCGGCAAATTGCCCAAAATGCGCAGGTAGGGTGTCCAATAAATCCCAAGCATGGCTAACTAGTATTGAAATACCGGATGATGTTGCACACCGCGAAGTGTGTGGATTAATTAAAGGGACAAAAATCACGGTTGATGGATATGATCCTGAAACAAATACTGTATATGAATTTCATGGGGATTATTGGCACGGTAATCCGGCAATATATGAATCTGGTGATATCAACCCGTCGGTTGGAAAACCTTATGGCGAATTATATCAGAAAACGCTTGAAAAGAAACAAGCATTTTTGGATGCAGGATTCAAATATATCGAAATGTGGGAATCTGATTGGACAACTACGGAGTCATGTGTATAAATTGCCTATTGTGGGTTGACATTAATAATATTGTGTAAAATGAATGGAATCAATGACTCATCATGGGTAAACGGAAAACTACTGAGGAATATATCGCCTCTGCACGAAAAGTTCACGGTGATCGATATGATTACTCAAACACGGGTTATGTGGGGGCCAAATATAAAATTACTGTGATATGTAAAGATCATGGCGAATTTATCCAACGGGCAAGCCACCATTTGTCGGGACAAGGGTGTCCTAAATGCTTTTTTGATTCCATTAGTGCAACTCATGAGGAATTCACAAAACGAGCCATCGCAATACATGGAAATATATATACATATCCTCATCCCATGTCGGGCATGCACACTCCGCTGAATATACAATGTAATACTTGTGGACAACACTTTGACATAACACCAAATAATCATTTACGCGGATTTGGGGGATGTCCCGTGTGCTTGCCATCGCGTATGTCAGAGATGAATATGTATAGTGTTGATGAATTTATAATGGCTGCACGTGGGGTTCACGGAAAGAAATACGATTATACTAAAGTGGATTACATGGGGGCAACGATTCCAGTCATTATCATCTGTCCAACACATGGCGAATTCATACAAGTTCCTAATTATCACACATCTGGTCATGGATGCGGTAAATGCCATTTTAAAAAGTCGAATATATCCCAGCGATGGTTGAATGAATTAGGACTGTCTGACGATTATAACCACCGAGAGGTAAAGGGGTTGATCCCCAATCGGCGGTATGTGGTTGATGGATATGATCCTGAAACAAATACTGTATATGAATTTCATGGAGACTATTGGCATGGGAATCCTCAGATATACAAACCCTCAGACATTAATCCAACTATGGGAAAACCTTATGGCGAATTATATCAGAAAACGCTTGAAAAGAAACAAGCATTTTTGGATGCAGGATTCAAATATATCGAAATGTGGGAATCTGCTTGGAATCGTGCATATGAACCACCTGTATAAAATGCCTCATATGGGATTGTGGGAATGGGTGGTATAGATGACCCATTTATACATCTGCGCCCAAGAACCCACAGTTGCTTTAGCTGCTGGGTAGTTCACTGTTACATTAGAAAACTGACCCACCGGAGGGTAATTTGCGCCAATTGGACGTACATCGTCTGGTATATTATGATTATGATCTCATTGTTGACTTAAAGTCAGATTCCCACATGCTTATTACTTTAAATTCATGCTCTATGAAAGTGTCACGTTTGGTTAATGTGCGTTCATACAATTCACCATAGGTTATGCCAGTTGAGGGATTAATGTCTGAGGGTTTGTATATCTGAGGATTCCCATGCCAGTAATCACCATTAAATTCATACACGGTTTTCGTGATTGGATCATACCCATCAACTGTATAATTCTTCCCTTTAATTAATCCCCCAACCTCACGATGATATGGGTCGTCGGGTATACCCAATTGGGTTAGCCACGCTTGTGATGCATTAGATATCCGATGATTGCATTTTGGGCACCCGTGGCCGGTAAGGTGATCGCTGGGTCGTTGTATGAATGGTCCACATTTGGGGCATATTATAGTCACTTTGGTGGTTGCAGAAACATAATTTACTTTGGAATAATCATATTTTTGTCCATGACGTTTAATAGCCTTATCGATCCAGTCATCGTTATTGCTGGTGATACTAACACTGGCCCGTAATTTTCCACATTTTGGGCACCCTTGCCCTTTTAGATGATTAGTGGGGGTTTGTGAAAACTTACCATGATCGGGGCAAATGATTTCAATGTGTGTTTTGTTATTGGTGTATTGCACTTGTGAATAATCATATTGACCGTGCACCAGTGTAGCCGCTTCAACAAAATCGTCAGTAGTTTTGTTATATACCCCCTTGCATTTTGGACACCCGCTCCCTCGTATGTGATCATGTGCAGATTGGTAAAATACACCATGATGGTAACACCTAATCGGCAACTTGTGTGAATCGGTGGGGGTGTTCACTTCCGAATAGTCATATCTCGTTCCGTGTGTGTTACCAAATCGGGTTATCAAATCATGTTTTGGTATGTGGCGGGATTCCATGTGACATGAGGGACACCCACTCCCGCGTAGATGATTACTTGGGGATTGTGAGAAATTCCCATGTATTCTGCATCTAATAGTAACCGGAGACGCATTGTTGACATAGACAACATTATCGTAACTATACCGATCATAATGAACGAGGTGTGCTTGGTCTATAAACTCGTTGGTAGTTTTGCGCTTCATGTAGATTACTATTTCACATTCCCCGAAACGAGTCAACGATTAACTACCTAAATACCTGATGGAGATATATTATGCCAATGTTTACCCCTACACGACCTTTTGAATTAGCTTCTGATGGAGAGAATTACGGCAACCCTGGCAAATATTCAGCCTTTGCCCGTAATGTGGCAGAAATTCCATTCCAGATCGGTGGAATTCATTGCTACATATATCGACTAGAAGGGACCTTTGACCAAAAACGGGATGCTCTAAACCTGATGGTTGATGAATCTGGAACCGAAGAGGGTGCAACTGGATTAAACACATTTTTAGGAGTTCAGGACCCAATCTTGGGGGAGAACAGAGACCGAGCATACAATTTTGATGAAGTCCCTGTTATCAAGGGAATTTATCAAATAAGTCAGTCTGAAATGGAGCTATTACGATTTGGTTTTAAGAGTAATGAGACCGTTAGTATGGAATTTCACCAAGGCCAAGTTGAGAAAAATTTGGGTCGTAGATTTGTTGAGGGAGATGTCATTGAGCTTCCTCATCTACGGGAGGTTGGGCTTGATGGCAGGGTTGCGAATAAATGGTATGAGGTAAAATCGATTACTTGGAGTCCAGGTGGATATGACCCCACATACCAGAGGCACATCGTTGGGGTCATTCTTCAACCATTGCGACATCAGCAGGAATTCCTAGATTTATTCGACAATGTGGTAGATCAATATGGAAAAACATTGGCTGAACAAACTTCTAATGAGAAGCAGCTTAATGATATGACTGATGCTATTCAGACTATCGCGGGTGATCATGCATCTACTACGTGGTGGGATACAACTATCATGTGGTTTGATCCGACCAATCCCAACAGTTCTCCAGAGCGATTTACTGATGATGGATTGCCCCCTAATGGTGAACCTGTTCAGCAGGGACCTAGTTTCCCCACAGGGGGCGTTGAGGGGGATTGGCACCTACGGACCGATTTGGTTCCTAATCGGCTTTACCAGCTAACTGAGGGCCGTTGGAAGCTACGTGAGATCGATATTAAACGCGATTGGCAACCTTACAACTGGGTTGTTCAATGGCAACAGCATTTTGCGGAGCCATCTGATAAGTCATACACCCTTCATAGTATACATGATGTGATAACAGATCGGGAAGCACTGTCTGACCCTACCAGAAGTCGGGATATATGATATGACACATAAGTTATCAGAATCCATAATATATCACACCATATTACTCCCGTCATTGAATAATACGGACGAAATCCTATGAGACTATTAGAATTGATTGATCCATTTAGTGGAAAATATGAATCATTGGCCGAATCATATCCAGCCTATATGAGCGCGGATGCGATATATTCTAATGTTATTGCTGGGCATCATCGGCCCGATGATTTTGATGAGGGTGATTTAGAAGATCGAATTTATCAATATCCTCGGTATAAACTGGTTATGATGAATCCAAATGATATTGATGATGATCAATATGAGTTATGGGGTCATGAGGATGACTATGCGGATATGATGCGAAATGGATCGCCTATACCGCCCATTGTCGTTCATAATGATGGCGGGTATTATACCATTGTTGACGGAACTCATCGGCACCAAGCGGCATTGGATGTTGGGGTTAAACAAATTCCGGTATATGTCGGGACCAGTGGGTCACTGAACGAAGCATTCTTTAACAATCATTTAGATATTCTGATGCCCATTGTTAATGAGTTGATGCAAACTACGGCCCGTCCGTTAATTTACAGGTTGTGGAAACGATCCAAAAATTCAGTTCTTGCGCTGGCTGCTATTAAACGCCTTCATGATCGTGGTGACCCTGATCCCATAGCCACCCTATCCCAAATGTCTGATATTGATGTACCAATGACATTCTTAAGTAAACTCGCACACGAAGCTGGAATACTTACTGAATCTACCAATGGATTGTTGGAGTCATTATCTCCTCACGAAATCAATACGATTGCCACAGATGCGTGGGAAATGTTCAAAGATTCTGGTAATACGTGGATCAGCGATCATAAGATGGAATATGATCGTCTTGGTGGTGATGATGAGTTTTATGATTTCCAGACATGGCTCCATCCGGTAATTGTTGCAGAAGTTGAAGAGGCATATAAATGGCTTCAAGGGGCAATTAATTATACTAATGGTAAGGCCGAAATTTTCAGAGCAATTACTGCACCACCAGATTGGGTTAGTAGTGGGGCATACACCCAGCGGAATTTGGGAATATTCTGGAGTTACGAGCAGAATCAGGCACAGGCTTACTGCGGGGGTGGCAAAGATCACGTTACCTTTATCGTGGCGGGTTTAGTTGATCCATCGGGCATTGATTGGTATTCTACCGTTTCTGCTGTGATGCAATTTGGGTATGAAGAGGAAGAGGTTACAGTATTCGAAGGGTCAGATGTAGAAGTGGTTGGGATATACAAGGATGGTGATAATACTAATTTGATTCAATCTAAACAAATGCTGAATGCTGCAGAAATCCCCACAACGATTGTGTATCATGCTACATTTAGTTCCAATATCCCATCTATTCGAAAGAATGGACTAAAAGCCCAAATAGGTAAAAATTCGGCGGACTTTGGCGAACCAGATCGTGGGGTTCATATATTTTATGATATGGATACCTTGGAGGATGCTGTTGCCAATTGGAATATGGACTGGCATGAGCATGAAGACAAACCATTATCGGCTATCACATTGCGGATACCAACAGAATGGATAACCAGTCCATCAGATAGTGGATATGGCATGATAGCACGTTCAATACCAGCAAGCATGATTGTTGATGTGGTGAATAACATTTAATTATTGACAAACGATATTAGGTATGATATAACTCTTATATACCCATATAGGAGATGTCATATGTTTAATATCAAGGTTCCTGCCCATGTTGAAGACAAGCATGTTGATCGTTATGTTGAGGGTGCCAAACAGCGCATATACTATAATGCACGAAAGGCTAAATTCAAAAATTGGATTGCAGAAGTCCCCGATGCACAGCGATTGGCTGATTGGCTCGGACAAAATGGTGAATTTTCTGGAAACTGGGTATATCCAGATGGCACCAATGCCGATGATGCTGAATTTACGGCTGAACATTATCCGGTAGACGATTCTATTGTTTGGGCGTCTCATCCAACCACCCGTGGTATCTGGGCTGGTGATTTTGGTAGTATTCTGATGGGGATGCGTGATAATCTTGATAAGTATGGGTGGCTGACTGAAAAACAGGCAGATGTTGTTCGTAAGGCATTGGCCCGTAAAGAGCAGTGGGTAGCTGAGGCGGAGGCCAAGAAAGTAGCTTACCGTGAAGAAAATATGAAATCCCAATGGATCGGGAAAATCAAAGAGCGCCGCGATTGGGTGCTGACCATTACTAAGGTATTGTCATTTGATGGTCAATGGAATACCCTGTATATTAACCTTATGAAGGACCAAAACGGTAACATCATCGTCGGTAAAGGCACCAAGCGCTATGGAGATGAGGGTGATACCATTAAGGTTAAAGCTACCATCAAGGCTCATGATGAGCGTGACGGCGTTAAACAGACGGTTGTTAACCGTCCTAAATTTGGATAATTATAATGAATGACCCAATAGCATTCACCAAAGTCAAACTGCCTTATGGATGGTTAGGTAATATGTCACCCCATAGAGTGTCCATGTGGGGTGATGAATGGCCTACCGCAGAACATGCATTTCAGGTAGGGCGGTTCCCAGAAGATCATATGCTGCGCACTGGAAATCTCCATCATATTAAGTCACCTATGGAAGCCAAACAAATTGTTCAACATTACCGAAATGATATGGTCATCATGCCGACGTCAGATGAAGATGTTGGGTTGATGCATAACGTGTTAATGGCCAAATTAGAATATAATGATTGGATGATCGACGAATTACTGATGACTCGTGGATGCAGAATAATCGAAGACGTCACTAAGCGTCCTCACGGAAATGGATTGTTTTGGGGCGCGGCTTTACAAAATGGTAAATGGGTGGGGGACAATATGCTTGGACAACTATGGATGTCGCTACGGGACGAAGATTGGACTTGATGTATATGAATAATTATGTATGACGAATTATGGAGGAGAATAGCATGGAAACGAAAAATGAAAAATTTGTTCGGTTGAGTAGTCAGCGGAAGGAAAAATCTATCGGATTTATCAACTCGTTGAAAAAGTTGATGGCACCCACATATGAAAGTGATGTTGTTGAGCGACAAGCAATTGTAGATGATCTTTATGCGTCTGTGGATGATCTTGCTGATGTATTTGGTCTCGGATCAGGAAACCATATCGTGGTTAAGGACACTGATGAGCCGTCTGAGACAATTAAGGACTTGGAGTCTATCACGGAGAAGGTGGTGGCCCCTATCACCATTGTGCCCGTCCCTGATGAGGATGAACGATTGATGGGTATGGCCCCGACTATTGACGAAGCCATTAACCTAATCGCTGACGGTTCCCCAAATGCTGCCCGCATAATGTTGATTAGATTGTTGGCCACGTAATGGTTGACAATCAGTATTCATTGGTGTAATGTGGATGAAAAGGAGTTACTATGCGACCCACAAATGTTGAAAACCGCCGACGCCCACACACCCTATCAAATCATGAACGCCGTGATCATTATGTTGCCAAGCATAATCGTGCAGCATGGATCAATCAGTTCCCAGAGGCGTCCACGATTAGCGATTGGTTATATCGGGAGGGAGAGTTTGCTGGACATTGGGAAACCCTACATGGTCAACCGATTGATGATTCACAGATTGGTCTTGATGGGATTCCTAATGACCCAAACGCGATATGGTTTGATCATCCCGCTACAGTAGGAATGATGGATGTGCCAGTGATTAAATCGTTGTTTGACGGTCTTGAGCAATACGGTGCCCTCACCGAAAAACAGACACTATTGGCTCGTAGACTTCTGGCTAATGCAAGAAATAAGGCAACGCCTGTTGGTAACACCCCATCATCACAGTGGGTAGGAAAGATCAAAGAGCGCCGTAAGTGGGAGTTGACCGTTGATAAAATTCTGTCTTATGAGGGCAATTATGGCATGTCATATATCAGCATGATGCACGACAAAGATGGTAATACCATTGTAGGTAAAGGGACAAAACGCTTTGGGACAGAGGGAAATACGATCACTGTGGTTGCGACTATTATCGATCACACTACTCGTAATGGGGTCAAACAGACGATTATCAATCGTCCCAAAATTGTATAACGGAGAATCATATGTTGGATTGCACAGTGGATTATGAGACTATCGCGCAAGAGCGTGAGCAACACACCCGTCGCACAAAACTATTTGCTGCGGTGGTCATAGCAGTCATGGATGATTATATTCAAGATGTAAAAACATATGGTCTGCATGAAACAATTAAGCAATGTCGGGCATGGTTTTTCTCAAACGATGGCAAAGAGGTGTTGACCTGTGCTGGCATCTCTGTGTCTGAGCGCACCCTAAATGGGATGATTGAATTTATTACCAAAGGTGTCCGATCTAGTATTGCACTGGTGAAAGAATCTAATCGGGATGAAGAAATGGCATGATCGAAATGATCAATATATTGGATCATTGGATGTTATATGCCGTTCATGGGCCACATGCTGGCATAAAGCTGGTTGGTGCGAATAATGGATTGCCGAATGAATATATGTTCCCAAATTGCGAGGGGCATCTTTTTCCGTGGCGTCTACAGATGACAACCCCGAAATCCTCTTGACGGTATTACTATCACATGATAAAAAACGATATCCTGATAGACTCCTCTATCTATAAATGGTCCTCGATTGAGGAGCTATTATTGGGTAAAGGCAACAAGGAAATGGGGAAATATAATGATTGAATGTATTTTACTGGCGGGACAATTGATGATCCACGCCACTCACGATATCTCAAATGGTGTAAATGTATCACCGAGTGGTGTGGATTATGAGATATTTGTCCCAGTAGTTGGCACTTCATTCACCAATACGGTTGGTATGACAGATGGGGGAACCGTTGCAATGAACATGACAACATACAGGGCTACATATCAGGTATACATTTACCAGTCTGAATATGGAGAGTTCACAATCCAAGGACTTTTAGAGTCATGCCCAACGGGAGGAAATTGATATGAACAAAGATGACTTTGGTGACCGTATGAAAGCATACGAGAAACACGAGACTGGTAGACATTTTCTTCCTACACTTCCGGTAGTGGCCCGTATCGATGGCCGGAAATTCAGCAGGTTCACAAAACCATTCAAAAAACCATTCGATAATCGTATATCCGATGCCATGCGGATAACTACACAGAAACTGGTTGAACATACCAATGCCTGCATTGGATATTGCCAGAGTGACGAAATCACCCTAATTTTCCAGAACCCGCATATTGGTGGTGAAATGTTCTTTAATGGGAAGATTCATAAGCTCACGAGTGTATTGGCAAGTCTTACCACTGCGTATTTCATCAGGGCATTGGACTCTGAATTGATTAAATCTGTAGATTCTGATGCCTGTATCACGGGGATGATAGGCCATGCGGTCCCCCATTTTGACGCTCGGGTTTGGCAAGTTCCATCACAGACTGAGGCTGCTAATGCACTACTGTGGCGGTGTATGGATGCCCAAAAGAATGGAATCAGTTCGGCCTGTCGTTCAATGTGTTCTGCCAAATCCATGCATGGTAAAAAACAATCTGACATGCTTGATATGATGCACAACAATGGTGTAGATTACTATAATGCATATGAACAAAGTGATCGAGTGGGGACCTTTTTTCAGCGAAAAACATATGAGGTGAAACTATCGGACGATATCTGGAATGCGATACCAGACCACCAACGGAGACCGGAGAACCGCATGGTAACCCGTTCCCGTGTGGAGAATCTTATGCTGGGATCATTCAAGCAATATATCAATCGTGAAGCTATCATCTTTAATGGTGCCACTGCGAGGATATGATGATAGATGCAGCAACGGTTGATCTCCCTGTAGATTATAATAATCTGTCAGCAGGAGAACGAAAGATTATCAGAGATCGCTATGTGGTGGCCCAAAATGGCAAATGCATGCATTGTGGAAAGCATCTATCATTTAAGCCCCCAGCCAAAATTCGGCGATTAGAAATCCAATGGGAAGCCTTTCCGCCTAATTTTTTGAAATTCCCAGTGCATCTCCAACATAATCATGATACGGGGTTGACCGAGGGCGCGGTTCATGCGTATTGTAATGCAGTTTTGTGGCAATACCACGGTAGATAAGATATGAGAATTATTATGGCATTTCAGAATTACGATGTAGGGGACGTGATCCCCGTTGGGGATACCTTTCTGATCACTGATGGTATTGATTTTGCGGTGTATGCGTATCATCCATACGGTATGGGGGATGGTATGCGGTCTGGTCACATCAATAAAGCATATATTGTATTCGGTTATTGGAAATCGGGGATCATGACTCTATTGTTGTGACTCTGGCCGGAGAATCAGCAACAATACGGAAAGAGTTATCAGACGCAGTTGATCACGGCGGTGACCTACCACAAATTTGCGAGTCTTTGGTAGATTATGTTCCCCACGGATTGATTTGTGTAATCCCCAATGATGTCATTCAGGGGTGGATTGATGATGATGAGGCTAAGTATGCACAACGTGATAGTATCAAACGGGTAACCCCAATCATCGATCAATATCTGGAAATTGACGCATTACCAGAACATCTCCCAACTAACCATAAAGGATAATACCGTGACCAAACCTACCCCTGATGCAGATGCAATCTATGATACACTCATCACAGCGATCCCTCGTGATGCCCAAACCCCTGACCTATTGGATGCACTAACCCATCTGAGTGCCAGCGCTATCTGGAGCCTTAATGCCGCAATTGGTAAGGACCCCGTTGATGTGGATAGTCTAATCTCTATCTTTCATTCACAGTTGGTATCTGCTGTGGGTATGATTGCAACCCATGAACAACCCACTGAGGATGAATCCAATGGCTGATGAAAACGAGATCGAACAACTCTATCAAACCATGTTAAGTTCGTTGCCACCGGATGTGGATTCTATCGTCCTATTGGGTGCATTAACCCACCTTAGTGCACTTGGGTTGTATAGCTTACTAAAGGGTATTATGGACACTGGTGGGATTACATCTGAGCAGGAACTGCTTGATGTATTCACAGGACAGATATCTGACGGGCTAACACATTTGGTCATGAATAATCCGTTGCCAATCAAAACGGTGTCAGATAATGAATGATTCCAAAATACATGAGGTGGTAGAATCCGCATATAATTGTGTTCGGGTGGATATCAAACCCATCATGGGGTAATTGCCGAATCCTTACCCCTAAATAGTTGGGTAAGGATTCAATCATGGCAATAAAACGTAAACCATACTTTAATGATAGCCAGGTGAAGCGGTTATTAGCCCAGTTGATGTCATGTTTTGCTGGGTATCAGGTGATGACCGGAACCCAAAGAGACGGGAAATCCAAATTTCGTGACGTCCCAATCATCTATGGGGACATGTCACGGGTGGTCGGTTATATCATCGGACCACAGGGGGATCAGGCCAACACTGTGTCATATCTGCCAGTGATGTCATTACATATGAACCAATTGGTCCAAAGAGCCAATATGCGGCAGTCACCACAGCATCGAGAAAAATATAACTTTGTTGAACGCGCCCGTGACCCAGACGGTAATATCCTCACTGACCAACCGGGTAAAAAGAAAACCGTTGAACGAGCCATGCCTGTCCCATACGATATGGGCGTCAGTGTATCAATATGGGGTAGTAATGAGGATGAAGCTCTGCAAATTGTGGAGCAGATCATAACCGTGTTCAATCCTGATATGGATATTCAATTATCGAATAGTCCAGCCGATTGGACATTCTTGACTTCATTGATTTTCGACGGGACGGTTAATATGGAAAAGGTGGCACCATCCGGTGGTGATACTGATCCGATGTATGTGTTCACGCTGAACTTTAATGTGATGATTTGGATGAGTCCGCCAGCGAAGGTATATGACACCACTTATATCTATGAAGTTCACGTTCCTATACTGGCATTAGAGCAACAATTGGATTTTGATAATTTTGTCCAGTTGGACGGGATGATCATACAAGCAACGGATAGTGATATATCGGTATCAGAGGGTACATCAGTGGGAAATACCCCCACTGCGATTTAAGCCAGTCGGATATTCCTAAATACTATTGAAATATGCTCAATAGGAGAATAACCATGGCCCTGACATCACCCGGTGTATCTGTCACAATCAACGATCAAAGCATCTATAGTGTCAATGCGCCCACCACGGTACCGCTAATTGTGTTGGCCACCCGTGCAAATAAAGCTACCCCAGATGGGGCTGGAACCGCAGCAGGAACCACTGAGGCGAATAAGCTGCGGGTGGTATCATCGCAGCGAGAATTACTACAGAATTATGGCAACCCTGTATTTGTCACATCAGGTGGAACCCCAGTAGCGGGTGAGGAAACCAACGAATATGGACTACTTGCCGCTCACAGCTTCTTGGGGCGTGGGACCCGTGCTTACATCCTGCGGGCAGACATCGATCTGGGTGGATTGGTCCCAACTGTTCAAGAACCAGTGCTCCCTCCACCAGATTCTACATATTGGATTAAATCGGATGCCGTCGTTGGTGGTATTTTCAAATATGATGGCACCAATTGGAATGCAGTCCCATTTTCGGTGGTCACTGCCACACCAACAGGCGCTGATGGGAATGATGGCGATTGGGTATTTGACTATTCAAGTCTTGATGGGACCATTCGATACAAGGTTGGTGGAAACTGGAAAGTGGCCACGGATGCAAACCTATCAGGGGATTTTGGCGCTAATGTCAATCTGCATGTTCAGCCTACATCCCCCGTTGGTCCAGATACGGGCGATTATTGGTATAAAACCACCGCATCCGCAGGTGGGGTGAACTTGAAACTCACCAGATATCGCGCCGTTGATGGGGCCTTCGTGACCGTGCCGATCATTCGGCAACCAACCCCGCCTACCCCAAATGAGGGAACCGTATGGGAGGATATTTCCAATACAACGACCACTGGGGCGCGTCCTCTGTTTGTTGGCACTGGTAGTGCGTTTATCCAGTTGACATCTATTGTACAGCCCGCTGAGCCTGTTACAGACCCATCCACGGGAACTCTATGGTATGATGACACATTTACCGATTTTGCAATGTATGTGGAAGGCACCGATCAAGGACGCGGCAATCAATGGGTTCCCGTAACTACAGTTACTGTGAGTAATCCATCAGCGACCGAAAAGGTGATCTCTTCTAGTGCTCCAAGTTTTCCACAGGAAGGTGCAATCTGGGTAGACATCTCAACTGCCGAGGCACTCGATAATTACCCAATCATCAAACGATGGCAGGTTGATCAATGGATCAACATCACTGATAGTGTAGTGGTTGCTCCAGACGATCCTATTGCGTCTGCCGTGATTAATGGTGCGTATTGGATCAATAATGGTGAAACACTAACCCGTAATACCATTAAATTATATGACCCCGCATATACCGCTGTTACTGTGAAATTGAATGCTACCTCAAATGTTTATGAAACGGTATCACAGACCGGTAATCATTGGAAACCCGCTGCTGGTGCCAAATTTGGGCGCAAGGCGGTTCGCACAGTTATCACTGGTAAGCTGCAAGAGGCATTGGTGTCAAACCAAGAAATTCGGGCAGAAAATAACTATTTCCAACTTATTGCAACTCCTGGTTATCCAGAAGCATATGACGAAATGTTGGCACTGAACACCGATATCGGTGAAGTCGCATTTATTATTGGGGATACTCCCAAATTCGCTATCCCGTTTGGCATCCCCAACGGTCGGGAAATTACTGTAGCTGAATGGGCTACAAACTCTAATAACGTGGCTACCACTGGTGAGGATGGATTTAGTTCGGCCCGATCCCCATATGCGGCATTCTGGTCCCCGTGGGGCCTCGCTACTAATGTGACCGGTGACAATGTGATGGTCCCCCCATCACATATGGCATTACGGACAATCGCATATAACGATTCCACTGCTGCTCCGTGGTTTGCACCAGCAGGGATGCGGCGTGGTCGAATCGATAACGCTTCATCGGTTGGATATTTAAATAATCTGGACAAATATACCCCAGTCCAATTAACAACCTCAATGCGTGATGTAATGTATGAGAATGACATTAATCCTATCATGTTCAAACCCAATACCGGATTGGTCATCTATGGTCAAAAAACATGGGCTGGGATCGCGTCTGCTATGGATCGTATCAATGTGGCCCGTCTGATCAATAAAATCAAATATGATCTGCAACGGATATATGAACCATTCCTATTCGAAATCAATGATCCCGTAACCCGCCGATCTGCACAGGTTGCGGGGGAACGATACATGGCAGGGTTGAAATCTCAACGTGCGGTATATGATTTTGCATTGCGCTGTGATGAGAATAATAACACTTTTCAGCGCATAGACTCCAACGAGCTATGGGTTGACTTGGCGCTTCAACCCGTTAAAGTTGTGGAATTCATATATATACCTGTGAGTGTATTGAATACTGGCGAACAATTCCCATTCTAGTCAGATGGGAGAATCCTTGAGGAGGCCAAAATATACCTATTGGCTAATATCTAATAATATGGTATGAGTGGGGTGTAATTACCCTCTTAAGGATTTTCCATTTGATCAAAACTGATAAATTTGTTGCAAAAGCGATTGCCAGTCACGGTGATCGCTTTTGTTATGACAAAGTGGACTATCGTGATGCCAAGACCAAGGTGATCATTGGTTGTCCTGATCATGGAGATTTTTTACAAACCCCCGACGCTCACTCTAGGGGGCAGGGGTGTCCTGCGTGTGGTAAGATTAATAGGGCAGTGTCCAAGCGCAATACCAGTAGTTCTCGTTTTGTGGCTACTGCTATGGCGTTACATGATGGGCGGTATAATTACGATCAAGTGACTTATACAGGGGTGTATAACAAAGTATCGATAGTATGCGCAGAGCATGGCGTGTTTGAACAATTACCTGCTAATCATCTGGCAGGTAATGGGTGTCCCAAATGCGCAAACATTAGTAGAACTGAAAATAAGCGTGATACACTAGCTGAGTTTATTAAAAAGGCTAAAGTTGTTCATAATACCAAATATGGATATGACAAAGTGATTGTGGGATCGCCCAACGAGAAGGTCATTATTGAATGCCCTATCCACGGGGAGTTTACTAAACTTCGAAGCAAACACATAGCCGGAGAGGGGTGTCCTGCGTGTGGTATTACTGTTGGTCATGACAGACATCGTCTTAGTCTTGATGAATTTATCGAGAAATCCCGTAAGGTCCATGGGGATTCATATGATTACTCTAAATCGGTGTATGCAAGTTATCATGATTTGGTATGTATTGTATGCAGCAGGCATGGGGATTTTTTCCAATCCCCTGCAAATCATTTTGCAGGGCAGGGGTGTCCTAAATGTGGGGTGGGCGCAAGAAGTGGTCCCCGTATAACCAATGATGAATTCATCCAACGGGTGACAAAAGTGCATGATGGGAAGTATGACTACAGTGTAACCAATTTTACCGGATCACATAATCAAATTGATATAGTTTGTCCCATTCATGGACGATTTACACAGATGGCCACGAATCATTTGTCAGGAAAGGGGTGTAATAAGTGTGCAAGGGAGCAGGTTGCGGTCGTGCTTTCTACCACACTGGATGAGTTTGTCATAAAGGCTAATAATGTGCATTCTAATAAATATGATTATTCTAAGATACAGTTTAGGGGGCTAGGTAGTGATGTAGTTATTGTGTGCCCTGATCACGGTGAGTTTATCCAGAAGCCTAAGAATCATCTGACTGGTCGAGGGTGTAGATTGTGTAGTATTGGTATTTCGCGTGGCGAACGCGAGTTGGCGTCCTTCATCCAAGAGTTGGGTATTATGACAGCCACTAGTAACCGTTCGATAATCGCTCCATATGAGTTAGATATCGTTGTGCCAGATCAAAAGGTGGCCATTGAATATTGTGGAAACTACTGGCATAGTCAATTAAATGGGAAATCCCGAAAGTATCATTTGGATAAATTAGAGCTTGCTGAATCACAAGGATATCGATTGCTGACGATATTTGAGGATGAGTGGAAAAATCATCAAGGGATTGTTGAGAGTAGGATACGCAACATTTTGGGTAAATCTGACCGTGGCGCTGGTGCCCGTAAATTGTCCATCCAAGAAGTTGATTACCCAAAGGCTCGTGACTTCTGTAATACCCATCACATACAAGGGACGGCCTCGCATATGTCTATCCGGTATGGGGCATTCCATAATGATCAATTGGTGGCAGTGATGACGTTCAATAAGTCTCGGAGGGCATTAGGCGGTGATGGGTCAGTCTATGAATTGGTTCGCTTTGTCACTGATGGAAAATCCTATGCAGGGATAGCAAGTCGCTTACTGACTACCTTTAGAAAATCATACAGTGGTGATATCATATCCTATGCAGATCGTAGGTGGTCCGATGGCGGATTGTATAGGTCATTAGGATTTGAAAAGGTTGGACAATCGGTGCCGAATTACTGGTATGTGCATACGTCTGATTATATTACCCGAAAGCATCGGTATAGGTTTCAGAAGGCTAAAGTGGTGAAACAATTTGATGCTGATCCTAGTATGACTGAATGGGAAATAATGCAATCTAATGGGTATGATCGGATTTGGGATTGTGGTAACTATAAGTTCTTACTCAAGGGTAATTGAGTAAATACCTGTAGAGGTGATATTATGAATTATATTGAAGATTTGCAACGACGTGCTGGTATTAGTGAGGACAAGTGGGATGGAGTTCCTATGTATACGGTTGAACACCATACATCCTCTGGAGCAGCACCGTTCCTGATGGACGGGCCGCTGCAGGCTGTTCTCAAAGAGGTTCAGACGATCCTCAGGAATGAAGAGGACGGCACCACGGGTAGTCTAACAGCGATTGTTATCAAACCTATGAATGGATAATCCATCGGTTATAAATACCCATAGAGGTATTAGATGACTAATGAAGAAATTGAACAGTTTGTGACCGAGACTATACTTAATCTTGATGTTGATGTAGATTCTGCGGAGCACGGTGTTGGTATACATGCGTATGTGGGGGAACTGCTTAATGTGGGTGATCCGGTAGAGCGCAAGTATATTCAATTTTACACAACCTCTAATATCCCAATGTCGCCTGCTGATGATGAGATTGGGTATCAACCATCGGATATACTATACGAGCAGGGGGTCATCATGGCCGATGTTGCAGAGGTCACTCATCCACCGCATTATGTTGGGTATACCTTATCAGTTGATGAATTTGTTGACACGTGGATTTCTGACCCACACGTTGGTGAAGCCGTCTATAGGATGATAGATGAGACTAAACATTTGTCAACCCCTAGTCCAGAATGGTTAGCCCAGATTACGGAATTGTATCATGATAGAGTGGTGGGGGCACCGTGGATCAAGAATACTAAGAGGATATGCTGATGTTGGTTCTATTACCTAATGGCGAATTACAAGGATACGTGGACAAGGTATTTGTGGGTCAATCGGTGGCCAGTTATACTGATACCGGAATGGAGCAAATACGGGATGCTGCACAGGTAATCTCCACACACCAGTTCGATCATATCTATGCTAGTGATCTTGAGATCGCTCAGGATGCCCTACAGGTGGTATTACGGGAAATTGTGGGAAATCCTCCATGGGAACTGGTAGAGGAGCTTAGAGAGCGATCTGGAGGCTCTTACGAAGGGTGTAAGTATGCTGATATTCGGAAGGGTATGAGTCCGAAGCAGTATAAGGTATGGGAGCGTGATCCGTTTGAAGCCCCTTTACACGGGGAATCACTCAGTGATGTGCAGGATCGATTGTCCGATTGGTTTGCACCCATTCGGGATAAATTGTGTAATAATGAAAATGTCTTGATAATATCTCACCCCGATACTATTGGTGTATTGATCGCAATGGCTCGGGGTGATGACCTACTAGATGTATGTTCATTGAAAATAGAGCATGGGATGCCATATTTCTACTATGGACCATTTGAATAACATATGATTGGTTCTCCTAAATACTGATATACAACATCGATTTTCACTGATGTTAATTATTTATCAGAATATACTGGGAGTAAAATAAAATGTCAATTAATTCATTAGCAAATTTCGGGGTTCCCGGCTTAGACGGAAGTCGTAGTGCTTCGCTGCAACCGATTCAGACCATTCACTGGCGGTTATTGACATATAATTTTGGTGCCTCTTCTGAACCGGCCCCATATGATTTAACCCGTCAGGCAAAAACGATTTCGCTGCCATCGCTGGACTTCAATATGAAGACTCTCTATTCGTATGTGAGTTCGGTATATCTACCAACCCGTGGCGAGTGGAAAGAGGGAACGATGTCATTCCACGATGATATCACAAATACGGTTCGTCGGCGTATTGAAAACCAGATTGCAAAACAGCAGAATTTTAATGATCAAACCATGTCTCGTGCAGGTGAGAATTTCAAGTTTGAAATGGATGTGGATATCCTTGCTGGTGGGGCATCTGCGGGTGGATCAGCCGCTGACCCAAATATCATACGTAAATATTGCTACTCCGGTTGTACCCTGACTAATATGGATGATGGGGAGATGACCTACGAGAATGGTGACTTCAAAGAGATCAAAGTCGGGTTCCGGTATGACAATGTTATCACTTTTGACCAAAATGGGTCTCGTATGGGGACATTCTCCCATACTACCGAAATTCAAACACAGGCTGGATCAAATTCAACCGGTGTTGGTTCTCCTGGTGGGGTTGGCATTAATACCAGCGGGGTATCACTGAGTCTGAGTGGAGTATCACTGGGTGGTGCAACGGTGAATGCTGGTGTGTCATTCTAGGCAATAAGATATAGATACTAATGGGGCGGTTGATTGAATCAACCGCCCCATTAGTATTCACTCATCATTGGTTTTGGCTTCAATGAGTGCGTAGAGCATAGCCGTTACGAAATTATCATACTCCCAATCGCCGACAGATTCGCCATAGCGGTTGACAGTGAGTGGCTTATCGTTATTTGATGGATCAATATCGACAGACCATTTATCATCAATTTGAATTGTCGATAATTTGGTATTTCTTGGTGGGGTAAATTTCATAAGAGTTCCTTATGCGAGTTCCAGTAGGTCAGTCAGCTTGGTATGATGATCTGCAACCTGTTTGCGCATAGCATCTTCGCCCAATCGATAGCTATTGTCGTGGGATAATTTACACCACCCGGTCATTGCCGATTTGATATCCGTAACATTAAGACACGAACAATCGATAGGACGATTACGCCCCCATGGGGTCATAGACACCATGTGGCCATCAACCGTGAATCCGAGTGGTTCGAATAGTGCTTTGAGTCGGGCATTGTGGTATGCAGTTTGTTCTGGGGTCTGTGGTAACATAATTATACCTCCGCTAATTGGTTTGAAATTTTGGCAGTATTCATCAACAGGGTGTGTAGGGTGGATTGGTCAAGTGGGGACCACCCACGGATGTCACACAAATATGCTTTCCACGTGTCCGAGGTAACATCAACCACTATATTACCCACATATATGCTGGTCATAGTGTTGTAGGTAGTGATGCGATCATCCATTGGGTCTAATCCATTATTACCAATGGCGAATGCGTGATCAAGACTATCAGCGGTGATATCACACACTTTTTGGTATATATTCAGACCAATTGCACTATGGACCATATCGTCAACGGTTTTATGTGAGGATTCCCCGAACGTGATTCCTATGGACCCCATCTCTACATCAGCATAGGCCGTAAATTCGGGTTTTGCACTCCACCCACCATTGGGTCCGTTGAGTTCTGCAATTTGGTCATCAGTGAGATGTTGTTGATAAATCCGAAATACTGGCATGAAGAATCTCCTATACGTTTGATTTATCCCATGTATAGCAGAGTGAATTAATTATGTCAATTGGTTTGTGATAAATTAATTATCTAAATAATTTAGCTTGTTTCTTGGCCAACTCTTTTTTGCTACGACGCACTGCATCTTTATGGCGGCGGCGTTTTTTATCCGATGGTTTCTCGTAGTATCTACGGTCCATCAGTTCCCTAACATCGCCTTCATTATGGAGCTTTTTCTTGAGCTTCCTAAATGCTTGCTCCACGTTGTTGTCACGGACGACAACTTCCATACTGTATCTCCTCAATCGGTTTTAGATAAATATATTTATCATATAGGGAATATTTTTATGTCAGTCAAGATCGGATCAAGAAATGGATGGCCCCATACAAATTTCGGCATGGAGATGCGAGGCACCCAGACCGATGATAGTGGTATCCGGCAATCTATAGTATACCCAAGACGAAAATATACATTTTTGGTGGAATTCCTTTTTAATAACCATGCATTATTACCAGTGAGTTTATCAACGGATTTACCAAAGCATATTCACAACGGTAGGTTATTAACCACGTTACGGAGTATTGATCACCCCAAAGCCACGATGGTCACTGAAACACTAAATTCCTATAATAAAAAGGTCATTATTCCTAAAAAAATGGAATATTCTCCTGCTACCATGACGTTCCATGATGATAACACATCGGTTGCTCTATCACTGTGGCGGGAATATAGAGCATTTTATCAATACGAGGGGAGGATTGGTAAAAATTCAGTAGACGCTGGTAATCCCAATAATAATCCCATTGGTGAATTTAGGAATGGTAATGCCCTCGTGGGTGATGATGTAAGGTCTAGTTATGAAGCCTTACCGAGTATGGGTATGACATTGAAGCCCAATGATGGGAGGCACTTTTTTGATGCCATCCGAATTTACGATCTTGGTTCTGATCCTGATAGTGTCAACGTGTATACGTTCCTTCATCCGGTGATTAACTCATTTGATCATGATAATTTGGACTACGAGGATCGTGATGGAGTAGTCGGGGCAACGATGACCTTTGAATATGAAGGGTATTATCATTTAGTTGGATTGAATAATGCTGCGTTTTCCGAGATTATTGAAGAGCAGCTAGGGGTGCGACCCAATGGAAATTCAGGACGGGTTGAAGGTCATGCTGTGATGGAAGGGCTAACCAACCCTGACGTATTCGACCCAGACTTGGGTAATGGGTTTCCGGTTGATTCTGGATCACTCGTGGACCCCCTCGCTGGGGTTATTGGGACGTCTGCGGATACAGTATCGTTTCCAGTAACACCATTCCCGCCAGTGACCCCTATTACCGCCACTCCACTGCCTACACTATTACCTACATTGCCTAATACTACAGGCACATTACCAAGATCACCAGTGGTGACATCTAGGATACCTGCGCTACCGTCTAATCTCCCACCAACTCCCCGACTAGCAGACACCATCGGGACATCGCCCCCCGCTGGCGGTAATGGGAGCTTAACTGAAGCTGAGGTACAGGATTTGCTATCAAGAACATTGGGAAGAATATAATGGCAAAGTATAGGACATATAGTTATGATCCCACAAATCCTGAAAAATATAAGGGTGAGACCATTCCGGTTGTTTTGAAATCATCATGGGAGCTTGAGTTCGCCAAACATTGTGATCTTTTACCCAGTGTTTTATCATGGGCATACGAAATCACACAGATTCCATATCGCGACCCAATCACGAATAAACAAAAAATCTACATACCGGATTTCTTTGTGAAAGTTGCTCAATCCGATGGGTATGCAATTGATTATGTATTTGAGATTAAACCCATGCATGAGCAATTGGATAATCATGCCCGAAATAGACAGGACGCTGCATTGGTTGCCCGAAATAATGCTAAATGGGCAGCGGCCTCGATGTGGGCTGATCGACATTCAGCAATATTCGAAGTGATAAATGAAAATGATATTTTTGGTGGGTATAGTAACAAGACCGGAAGGAAGCATCCAGTTGCTACATTCAGTCATACCCACTCAACTAAGCCTATAAGCAAGAAGACGCGAAAGGTGACTCAAAAACGTTTCGCAGGTAAGAAGAAACCACTAGAAAATCGATCACGCGTGGGTAAGGTTGGAGGTAGAAAAATATCTAAGTCGGCAAGGATACAAAAGCGATGATTAATCCTAAAATAGCAGGAATATTGGGGATGGAGATTCCCGATGAAGATGAACCATCTGGTGAAGTAATCATTGTGGAACCTCATCGAATTGTCAAAGTTGATAATCCCGATCTCCCACCGACCCATGATATTGATCGTAAGCAGTTACAGGCGGAGACCGAACTACAAACAATTATCGATGACAGCATGAAGTATCAAAAGGAATTGTTTAAAGAAATTGAAACAGTGGAACCCAAATATCGGTCTCGGTATGTGGAGGTTGCGAATGGCACCATGCACATTGCACTGGATGCCGTAAAGGTTAAATTAAAAACCCAAGAAGAGAAGAAAAAACAACGATTAAAGGATGCTGGATTTAAGAGACCCGTTGACTCTAATTCCCCAAGTGACACCACGAATAACTTTTTCTTTGGCACCCGTAATGATTTGATTGCTGCTATCCGTGATGATTCAGACGAAACTACCTAAATATGATGATATAGAGGGATTGTATAATGAAACCATTTCGTGCCCACCTGTTAGAACAGGAAGAGACATTCGAGTATAAACTGTGCTCTGTGGAAAATATCCATACCGCTGAAGTGTTGGCAAATATCCGACTGGCATTAGGCAGACATGGTCTATTGGAATTGACACCCAATGGGGTTCAGACCCAGATTGATTCTGCAAGTAATAGTCAACTGACTAAGTATCCGTTCATGCCAGTGTATGTGGTTAAGGTATTGATGTCAAACTCTATCAGTTCGTGGCCATCGGTTCAATCGATTTCGTTGTTCACACGTATCAAAGCTGACAAATTGAAACTGTTTGATAAAGATGATAAAATTGTAATGGATGGGGCCGATGGGGATCAGCAAGCATATCCAGTGGAGGTGGACTCTACTACCGCCCAATCCGAAGTCGGGGATGCCCACGCAGAGTCATTGGTATCCGATCTGATGAAAAGTTTGGCAATCACTCGTGAGGCTACCACCATCACTCGTGATGTATATGAGGGATTGGTGACAGATCATCAAGGAATCGGCGGATTGCTATCCAATCCCCCACGGGGATTTTACATTGTGGAAAAATATGCGGATGGTGCCAATATCGTAGGCCCCTATCGCAAATGTCCAGATAATTACGATTTTGTGACTGATGCCCCAACGGTTGCTGAGTCAACAGTGATTACCCATAAACGGATTGGTGATGGTCTGTATGAGACAGAGGTGGCATATCAACCGGTGGACATGCAAGTAGACCCCGATGACGCTCGTGACCGATTAGAGACCACCCCAATGTCGGTTAACCTGATCGATCAAGACACCGGCAAGGAATACTCGGTTGAAGTTCGTGCAGCGTCTATTGATTCAGCACGTCGCAGGGCTATTGAAATCATTGCAGCCCGTACGGGTATGAGTAAAGATAGATTCTTACCAAAATTACCATCGAGCTAATAAATGGCAGTATCTGAAATTGAAGGCGGTAAGATTAAACCCAAAGGGTTTAAGCAGGGATATACCCTTGCACAGGCCAAAGAATTAGCCAAATGTGCTGATGACCCCATCTATTTCATTGAAAACTATGTAATGCTGAAACACCCAAAACTGGGTGCAGTGAAATTCATATTATATGAATTTCAGAAGAGATTGATACAGACGTATGTAGATAATACCCGGTGTATATCTATGCTCAGTCGGCAATGCGGAAAAACGGCCACCGCTGCTGCTTATCTGCTATGGTGGGGTATATTCAAGGACGATCAGTTCATTTTCATCGCATCAAAGGACCAAGGTGGGGCCGACGAGATAATGGAGCGGTTGTGGTTTGCCTACGAAGAATTACCATGGTGGCTCAAACCAGGTGTTGTTAAGAACGACGTCAAAACTAAAGTATTCGATAATGGCACGAAGATTATGTCGTCGGCAACTACCAAGACCTCTGGTCGTGGTAAATCTCCATCACTTGTGTATTTGGACGAGTTCGCATTCGTTCCACCAGGCGTTGCTAATGAATTTTGGGTATCTATATTTGCTGCATTGTCCACTGGTGGTGATTGTATTATCACATCAACTCCGAATACTGATGAAGATAAATTTGCCCATCTGTGGTTCAACGCCATCCCGAGCAAACATACTGATGTATGGGAAGATAAACTTGCCAAACGATATTCTGCGTTGGCAAATGATGATGAACCGTATGAGACCATATATGAGACTGATCTAATTGAAGAGGCTATGCGATTGAAGAGCATGTCACTGGTAGATGAAGAGCAGGATGATGAAGACGAACTGGCCTTTGTCAGTTTCCACGCCCATTGGACTAGTGTGCCTGAGTCATGGTATGAGAAAGGTCCGAAGAAGGGGAAGATCAAGTCATATCGTGGCGAAAAGTTTAAGAACGTTCAGTTGCGGGCTGGATTATCCAACGAAGAGTTTATGCGAGAATACGATTGTAGCTTCATTTCCGGTGATGCAACTTTGATATCAGGTGGTAAATTGGCATCATTCAGGATGACCACTAAAGAGCCTAGATTCGTTGATAAGTGGGGCTGTAGATGGTATGAACCTATTAAGCCTAATACTGCGTATGCAGTGGTGATGGACCCCTCTGGTGATGGGATTGGAGATGACGCCGCTGTGCAGGTATGGGAGGTGCCCACGCTCACACAGGTTGCCGAATGGAATGCTGCTGAATCCGATCAAGATGAGCAGGCCCGAATGCTTCGTCGTATCTTGATGAGAATTGAGGCCCTACAGAATGCCAATCCTGATCATAATGGGGTTAGTGATGTCTATTACAGTGTTGAGCGTAATTCTATTGGTATTGGTATTATCAGGGTGATAGAGCATGTGGGTGAGGAGAAATTCCCCGGTTGGTTCATTGATGCGTCTGAGGTTTCACTATCTGCCCGTGGTGAATCAAACCGAGCCAGTGGTATTAGTGCATATCGTGGGCTATTAACCAGTAATGCTACCAAAAAACGATATGCTCAGGATTTCAAACAATTTGTGGAACGAAATCTATTTACCGTGCGATCTAAATATCTGTCCAGCCAATTAAAGACATTCGTTAAAACCGGACCAAGTTGGGCTGCTAAAAATGGGTGTAAAGATGACCTCGTGATGTCGTGTGTGTTGCAATGCCATTTGATTGATGAGTTACGGTCACAGATACCAGAATTAGATGAATACGTGATGCCAGTGATCGAAGACTATGACCCAGACGACCCCAATCATCCTCATAATCAAGCAATGATTCCCTCTATGTGACAAATGTGTCATTCATATGCCGAATAGCTGCCACATCTGTCACCTAATGAATTATCCGATCCATACGGGGTTGATAGTAAATGATTCAGTTGTCATATGGGTTTCATGAAAAGGAAAACCACCGAACAGTTTATCATTGATGCTATAGCAGTGCACGGGGATACATATGATTATTCGAATTCAGAATATATAGGGTCTAGGTCGCCTATTACTAT